TATCTAGCGGGAGTCCGCACTGTTTCCTACGGCCTCCTACGAACTTGATGGAGCGAACCATTGAAAAAACGCGTTACGGAGGAAAAACAAAATGTCACGTAAGGAAAAAATCAAAGCGATTCTCGCCTCAAAGAACGTTGAAAATCCTGATTCATTAGTTGATGAATTAGATAAAATGTTCGGCGAAGAACTTAACGGCAACTTCATTCCGAAAAGTAAATTCGATGAAGTAAACGAGCAACTCAAGACTGAGAAAGCCAATAGCAAAACCCTTCAAGACCAAATTACAACTTTGAAAACATTCGAAGGAACTAATGAAGAATTGAAGACAAAGATTGCTACAATGGAAGCCGATGCGAAAACAGCAAAGGCTGACGGGGAAAAGAAATTGCTTGAATTCCGAAAGAAAGCCGCTATCAAATTAGCACTCTCTAAAGATAAAGCACAAGACCCTGATTTAGTATTAAGTCTTCTTAAGTTGGATGATATCGAGATTGATGACAATGACAAGATTACATCCGGCTACAAAGAACAAGTTGCTACGGTTAAGAAGGAAAGGGCCTTCTTATTCAAATCCGACACTAACCCAGCCCCAGGAAAAGGCAAATACGCTTTCTTAAAAGGTAATAAGCCAGGTGCTGGAGATGCTTCAGATGATGATGACCATCAACCAACCGAAACTGAATCCATTATTAAGGGCGTTATCGCTAAGGGTAAGAAAGAGGGTCAATCCCAAAAGGTTAACCCTGATTACTTCTTTGGTGGAAATAGCGGTTCCGGGGAATCTAAATAAATCTTTAATAAAAAGAATTGATAATATTAATACAAGGAGGAAACAGATATGTCAGTTCAATTCCAAGAAAAAAGCTATCTCGGGCAAAAGAATATCCTTGCTACCCCAGATGGTTATGTCTGCGTCGAAGTAGAATTAGAACAAAATTCTGAACTCGCCGTAGTGGAAGGTGGTAGAAAGATTATCAAAGCCGGTACTTTCTATCCTGCTAACGATGAATCATGTAAAGGCGTTATCTTTAACGACTATGATGTCACCGATGGCGACAGAGTTGGCGCATTGTTAATTGCTGGTAACGTTTTAGTTGCTGCATTACCATCAGCACCAAATCAAGCGGCTGTTAAAGCATTACCAAGAGTTGCCTTCATTAAGAAAGGTGAAATCTTCTTAGGTGCTGCTGCTCCAGAGGTTGAAGATATTACAGCAATTAGCGGTGAGATTCTCAGCCAATTAAAACCAGGGGATGTGGTTGTTAAAGTTACTGGTGAACAAAAACATTCTTATCGTGTTTCTTACAAACAAGAAGGTCACGGTATCTGTTTAACCTATGTTGATGCTACTACAGCAGAAACAGTCTCTTATGACTTTACTGAAGGTGAATGGGTTTACAATTCAACCGATAAGGGCGATATCCCGCCTCATCAAGATTAAAGAAAGGATGGTAAAGAACTATGCCTAAATTAGAAGAATTAGTTAATGCGACTCCTATGGCCGCATACATCGAAGAACTTCAATCTAACAAGATTCCATACTTCGGTTCCACTTTATTCCCTGCTAAAAAGAAAAGGGGTTTAAGCCTCGAGTGGTTAAAGGGATATAATTCCTTGCCAGTGTCATTAATGCCTTCCGCATTTGACGCAAAAGCAACTGTCCGTGACAGAATTGGTGTTTCCACTGTCATGACAAAAATGCCTTTCTTCAGAGAATCAATGAGATTGGGCGAAGAAGAAAGACAAGAAATTATGGACTTATTAGACCGCAAGGCTGATAACCCATACTTAGTAGATGCTATTAACCGTATCTACGATGACCGTAAACAATTAGTTGAAGGTGCAGATGTCGTTCCTGAAAGAATGATTATGTCCTTATTAATTAACGGTCAAATCTCCATCGCTGGTCCAGATGCTAAAGGACGTAATGTCGCTTACGCCTATAACTATGACCCAGATGGAAAATGGGCTGCTAAGAACACTGAAACCTTAACAGGTACTCATAAGTGGTCTGATTCAGCTCACGCAACTCCAACAGCCGATATCCTTAAATGGAAGAGAGCAATGTCTCGCAACCACGGTGTCGATGTTTCAAGAGCTGTCTGTAATTCAACTGTTTGGGGATATTTACTCCAATCCGAAGAAATCAGAAAAGCCATTAACCCAGTTGGCTATCAAAACATGGGTCCATTAACAGACTTACAACTCAAACAATACTTACTCGCTGCTTGCGGCATTACCTTATATGTCTATGATAAGATGTATAAAGATGCTGACGGCACAGAGAAGAACTTCTATGCCGATGATTACATCACCTTCTTCCCAGCTGGTGTCTTAGGTAATACTTGGTATGGAACAACTCCAGAAGAAGCTGACTTAATGAGTGGTGAATCTCAAGCCTCTGTTGCAATTGTCAATACCGGCGTTGCTATCACCACATTCAAGGAACCACATCCAGTCAATGTTGTGACAGTGGTTTCTGAGATTGTCTTACCTTCTTTCGAGAATATGAGTTCAGTCTTTACCGCAAAAGTTAACTAGTCCCTATTGGACTTAAACCTAAGCGGTTTATTCAATTGAAAAATACGGGGACTAGGAGTATCTAATACTTCTACCCCGTATTTTTATTCAGAGGAGGTACTAAAAATGAAATATTCACCTGTTAAAGCGGATATTGATGCGGAACCAATTATTTTAGAAATTACTAAAGATTATTTGGGTATTGAACAATCCGATACATCTAAAGATAGAATTCTTAAAGTACATATTGGTGCCACTTGTCAATTGATTAGAAATTACATTAACCTATGTCCTAATGAAGAAGTCCCTGAAGCATTATATTATGTTTGGGCGGAAATTTCTTCTAAGAGATATGTTTCTGCTACAGCTTCTGTAACTAAAGATGAATCCGGTAACATTGTAGTTAAGGGAAAAGTCAATTCGGTCACAGATGGTTCTCAATCAGTTTCTTATTCTTATGAAAACAGTGCTTCTTCTTTTGCTGCTACTGAATCTGATAAAGCAATTTTAAGTGGTTTTGCGGCTCAGTTAAATCCATACCGTAGAGTAAGGTGGAACATCTAATATGAAAGAGTCAATTAACATCAGAAATATCTTCTCAGTTTTCTATGATAAGGAATTAACTTTATTAAGAAGTATCGAGTTGATTGATGATGATACTGGACACGTCAAGGTTATATCAATTCCTGATAAGAGTTTCGGTTGTAACATTCAACACACTACCGGAGCCATTATGGTGAAGGAATTCGGTAAAGAATATGATGCTTCATTTAGGGTAAGTTGCCCTATTGAAACCGGTATTAAGAAATCGGACTATTTCTATAAAGATAATCAAGCCTACCATATTGTAGATTTGATTAATACTGAGCAATCCACTATCTTCTTAATTAAGGAGGATGAACAAATTGTTGATAGTAATCTAGTCACATTCTACTTGAATACAAAAGGAGAGTTAGTTGCCAGACTTCCTAATGAATCATTTGAGCACAAGATTGTGATAGATGAAAGAGGTCGTTTTACCATTAATGAACAATATGAAGGATATAGTCGCATTGATGAGAAAGGTCACTTAAGACTTAATATCATTTCGATTACTGAGGCATTAAAATGATTGACATAAAAGCATCATTTGATGAATCACAATTGTCAAGGTTAAACGATGCTATCAAAAAAGTAGCAGAAAATATGAGGGGTCCATCTCTATTGAGAGGAGCCCAAAAAGCCGGTGCTTTCTTAGAAGGTGAGGCTAAGAAACTATGTGTTGTTGATACAGGCAGATTAAGAAGTAGCATCACACACTCGGTTGACGCAAACGAAAACGGAATTTCAATTATTGTTGGAACTAATGTAGAGTATGCGCCTTATGTAGAATTCGGAACTGGACCAAGAGGAGAAGCATCCACCTCTGGAAAAAATGTTGGTGCAAGCATTTCCTACCGAAAAGATGGTTGGGTGTTTCCTATCAATGGTTCATTCCGATATACAAAGGGTCAACCGGCGAGACCATTCTTATATCCAGCGCTAATCAATAACAAAGCAAATGTAGTCGCAATTATTGAAGATGAACTTAAAAAGAAATAGTTGCGATATTAGATAAATACGGAGGTAATAACAATGATTGACTTTAACCCAGTTATTAAGAAGGCAATTGATTCAATCTCAGCGGTTAAGAACAATAAAGCCACAGTTGTTTATGGTTTTCCAAAGAAATGGGATAAGTTCCCTATCTTATGTTACACCTCCGGTAGCAAGACGAGAGTCGCTACAGATATATCGAGAAATTACAAAGCTCGACAATATCAAATACAGTATTATGTAGATATATGGACGCAGGGAGAACTTGGAACCGAATATGAGTTACAATTAATCGAAGCGTTAGATGAAGCGGGTTTCAAAACAAGTAGCCTTGGAGATATTGTAGATGACCCTGAAAAAGACCGTCATCACATTCGTCTATCAGCCATTGCTTTATACGATGTCAAAAATAATACTTTGTATTAATAAAACATTTAACTTATAATTATATTCATAAATAAGGAGGATAATAACTATGCCTACACCAGCAAATAAACCATTCGCTACTTGTGGAACAAAAGTTACCATTGATAGCACTGAAATTGTCGGTATTCAATCTATCGGCGACCCAGAAAGTGATGCATCTACCATTGATGTTACCACACTAAAAGATTCTGAGATGAAAAGCATCCCGGGATTAAAACAAGCAAATGCAATTCAATTAACTTGCTTCAAAGACCAATCAGCATCAGGTGCTAACTATGAAGCAGCACGCGCTCTTGAAGATGGGGAAGACCACTCAATTGAGTTTGAATTCGCCGATGGTTCTAAGTTATCTTTCGATGGTCGTGTTTCCACTCGCTTAGCTGGCTCACAAGTTAACGCTGCGCAAATGTTCTACATCAACATTTACAAAACTGGCGATTCAACTTACACACAAAAACCAGCACAATAGGAGATAATCCAATATGAAAGATATTAAAGTATTAAAGGTTGGCGATAAGACCTACGAATTATGCTTAACCGCAAGAAAAGCCGCTATCGCTGAAAAGAAAATCGGCAAATCTATTCTTAGTTTATTGAATAAAGAACAGAAGGAAGATGAATCCGCTGTTTCAATTATTCCAACAATGAATGAATTAGCCCTTATTCTTTCAGCAGAAATTATTAGTGAAGAAGTAAGTGAAGAAAAAGCCTTAGAAATTATGGACCAATTCTTTGATGAGGGTCATGGTTTTGGAGATTTATTCCTTCTTATTACTGAAGCGTTAGGTTTTCTGAAGGTGGCTCCAAAAATTCCTCAAAAAGCGAAGAAATAGATGGTATAACAAAGGTTCAAACCGAAGAGATAAGTTCTACTTCAGAACGATTCAAATCGGCCACGGACTTATTTGAATACTTAACGGAAAGGGCAATTTCATACGGTATTTCTCCAAAAGAAGCCGATGAATTGTCTTTTCCGGAGCTACTGACTTTTATCCGAG